CATCGGTATTGGAGATTGACTGGAGATTGGCTTCAAAACTCCGGGACGAGGCGTTACCCTCCTTATTTTGACGCAGATACCGGTTGATCGGTTCAGCGTCGAAATCCTTGCGTTTCCCTAAATCGCGTAATTGATGACGGGTCATGACATGGCGTTGAAAGATCAGTTCCGCTTCTTCAAACGACCGCGACGACAGATCTGGGTAGATATCCCAGACCGGCACAAACTCAAAAAACGGCAGGAGTCGTTCCTGCTGTTCCATGCTGAATTGGCCGCCTTCGTCAGGACTCCATTTGGTTGAAACATCGAGTTTAGCTAAAGGTCCTTTGAGTATCCCGGTACCGTAAACATGGCCGGAATGAATCACCCGACGGGCAATATCGCCATACTTGCACTCAACTAACTGATCGGCAACTTCGCTCGACATGGCCTCGGCTTTCTTGGTAACAATAGCCTCCAAGGCTCGGTCAAACTCGTCTTTGCTGGGTTGGAGTTCCTTCGGAAGCATCCCGTACTGATCTTTATACTGACCCAGTTTAACCCCCTTGTTAGGGTCATTGGCAACCAGCGCAGCGGCTTTTCCATCCGCTAACTCTTGAGTTATCGCGGCTTCCTGCTCCGCGTTAACCTCAGGCTCCGGAGTTGGGTCAATCCCCCAGTTCTGGTCTTTGCCAGCCGGAAACAACATCTCCCAGACCCGGGCATCCATGGTTTTGACTTTAGTACGGGTAAACCGGGCAAACACCTTGGAACGATTATCGTGAATTGCCTCCAAAACTTCAGGGTCGTAAATCCCCTGATATTGGCGTTGGGCCTTTAACCAGGTATCTTCCCAACCGGAAGACTCACGTTCCCGGGCAATCTCATCAAACAGGGAGCTTAAACGTTGCCCCATATTGAGTACCACGGCCCCGGCTTCGGGGTTATCAGGCAGATTGCTGGTTGCTTGCTGTTGTTCACTCATAGATAAACCTCATTAATAACCGGCCGCACTGGCTGGGCGATAAGCCGGAGCTGGTGGGGTATAAACCCGGCTCCGAGCTCGTTCTGTAGTTGGAATCTCCACCGCCAGAGCCAAATACTGCAGCCCGTCATGGGGGTGGCTGAAACGGTTCTTGTCGGCCTTGTCGGCAAAGCGTTCTTCACCGGGCACCTGGATCCGCCGATATCGATAGCCGCCATTGAAGCCCCGCGTCAGCGTCTTGCATGAAGGATCGAGTAAAAATGCCGGGTCACCATCGGTTAACCGGGTTAGAAATCCGGCCACCGCTTCCCGGCGGGGCAAAAAAGCATTAGTGCGTGCCGGTTGGCCCTTGAGTCCGGCAGCTTCCAGTTCGTCGAAACAGGTCCGTTCATCAGTCTGGGCGCGTTGCACTCCAGCCGGGTCCCCGTGGACCTGAAGTTTCATGCCGGAAAACTCATTTGATAAGCAGGGCTTGACCACAGTCGACAGGAATTGGCGAATCCCCATTGACTCTGAAATCAGTTCCTGCAAAATTCGGAGCTGCCCACGTGGGGTTATCTGGCCCATAATAACGGCCGGGGTCAGGCCGAAGTCGAAGCCCAGGTGTAACGACAAGCCGCGATACGGCTGCAACGGTTTCTCAGCAACATGGATCCGCGCTGAAAATTCCGGATAGATCGGCCGGCCATCGATAATTGTGCCGTATTCCGAATCTACATAGACTTTGACCCACTCCGGATCTTTGCCGGCCATCAACCGCGTATAATAGCCCAGCGGCAGGTGGGGCAGGTTCTCGGCTCCATCCGAACGCCCCGAAGGTTGGTTGAAAAACTGCCAATCATGGGGCTGTTCTTCTTCAGCCAACCGATACCACCAGTGGTCGTCATCGGGACTGTTTGTATCGAGGATCACCCCGGACCATGTGCAACCCCCATCTTTAACTGAAGGGAAACGCCCAACCCGGCCAGTCGCTGCATCAAGCACCGCCTTGGGGATCTCTCGCGCTTCGTTAATCCACACGCCACTCAATTCCAACGAAAGAAGTTTCCGCACATCTTTGGGCCGGTCGAGAGCCAGGAACAAAATCTCTAAATGACAATCTCTCTGGAGCTGCACCGAGTGGGTAATCGGCGCCCCGTAAACAATCGGTCCAAAAACCTCCGGTTTCAACCAATCTTTCCAGGTTTTGATGGTCGTCGAGACGAGTTCCGGATACGTTTGTGAGCTCCAATGACTTACACCGTTTCGTCTGACGTAGACAACGTGGGTCGGAACTTCTACACAGTAAACCATCGCATCGTAGTCTTCCTCGTACCAACCCGAGCTACTGAGGAGCGGGCGGTATTTTGACTCTTTGCACAAAGTCAGCGTATGCTCTACCGCCGTGGGTGTAAACCCGGGACCGCTTCCATCGCGCCTATCACGAGAATTGAGGTTAGCCACGTAGCCTGCTTTAAAAGCTATCTCTTGGAGGTCATCAGCGAGCTCTCTCGAACCCGTGTAAAGAAATGTAGACTTGTGGACTGCGGCATCCGAAGACCCGTCACCTATCTGAAAACCTCTGAGGAAAGCCTGTAGCTGGTTCCGGGGGGCCGACTTAATCCAAATGGGGAGGAACTTTGTTACCGCCTTGCCATACCCACAGAGAGCGTCAAAAAGAGACTGATCCCATTGAGGTTCAATGTAGAAGTTAACACCCCCCTCTTGACGCTTTGCCTCCCTATATGAAGCACCTATACGGGCGAGGAGTTCTCGAACGTATTCAATGTCTTTAACAGATGTCAAACTCCAATGACTTCTTGTCACGTTGTCCGAGCTCGTATGCTTTCCAGCACATCCTTCCGCGAACCAGTAACCCAGGAACTCGAACATATCTTCGGAGTAAGCAACGGGGGCGCCTGTCCAATTCTCAACATTACGTTGCGCCCTAAACTTATTGTGGCTCCCGTAGATGTTTCGGGTAAACTGGAACTCCGGGGCACTCCACACTTTCTTCCGAGAATACATACGCCGTACCCACTGCTTGTGTCCGGGGGTTACGAGAAAGTCCAACTGCTCGCCTTTCCAACCCTGCATCTTGCCTTTGTATGGGGCCGCATAGTATGACGATGGTGTGACAAAAACGAGTGCTCCCTCCTCGCTTCTCATGGCAACCTTGTCGTCAGCTTCGAGGTTCCGGAATAACTGGAACCCTCGCTTCTCTGTGAGTATCTCTGTCTGGTCGTCGAAGCAATTCCGGACAATCGCCCAACGGGTCCTGCGTACCCCATCCGGACCCGGTTTCTGGAGTAACGCCTTAGCGAGAATCTCCATACAGCAGGCCACCGATTTGCCGGACCCGATTGGTCCGCGAAGGCCCCGCACAAACGCCTGGCTCCGGTGAAACGCAGCAATCGTTGGCGCATGTTTTGTTGAATAATCAATCTGCATCTTGCTCTTTCTCACCATCAAAAAGATTCAGGGTAAACGTGACCTGTTCTTTAACCGTATGCTTTTCCGGCGCGTACATCCCTTTGAGCTTCAATGCCATGTCCAGGGTTCGCCGTTGGGTCTCCAGGGCTTCAACCTCGCGTTCGTCAGTCACCTTCCCTTCATGTTGGAAAAACTTGGTTTCCCTGGCATCTATCAACTTGACCATCTTGCTTTTTAGGGCCGTCTCACTCAGGCCGTTTTCATCCAGCCAGGCTTCGATTGCTCCGCGCATCTTGCGGAAATTCGCGCAGCCCATCACCGCGAAACTGTTCTCGGAACAACATTCGTAACCGGCCGCTTTGGCAGACCGACTTTTGTCAAAGAAGGTTGGCGTTCCTTCATCCAGAAAAGCCCGTAGCCAGAACGCCATTTTGTTGGTCCTGATTGCTTTTGTTTTCTTTTTCACAGCCATCGTTTGCCATTCTCCGGGCACAAAAAAAGGCCAGCCCGAAAGCTGACCTGATTTGGTCCCTGCTAAAGTGTTTACTTATCCGTTAAAGCTCTTTGGCCTTCATGGTTATTGTCCCCTTATGTTAAATATCTTATTTAATCCCCAATTTCAAGAAGTGCTACCCGCTCCCTCAATTCTTTCACTACTTGCCCAATATATTCAGTATTTGAGCGGATACTTTTTTCATGTTGATGATGTTTAAATTTTGCAATAACACTAGCCTTTGGAGTAACCTGTTCTATATTAATTTGTTCGGGTTGCTCTAATAAATTTAAGGGATTGTTGCTGCTGATATAAGTATACCCGTTAACTTCACCAAGTATTTCGACATCGACTTCATCCTGCTGCCGGTGTGTAATGGTCGTCCCATTAGGCCCGGGGGTTTGGTATATCTTGTACTTATAATACATTTAATCCCTCCATTCGGTTTAGCATATCAGGATAGTTATTAGCATGTTTAGCATGCCCTATCATTGAAGTTAGAGCTTTATAGTCTTTCCGTTTTAATGCGGTTGTAAAACGATACAAAGACCGTTTCCTAATCAGTTTTTTATGTGGCCAAGTCCTGTACCCCACAAAATTAGACCCGGTTTTTATTTTTGCACGATGGAATCTTGAGAGCTCCAGTTTAAGGTGTTCCTTGATAAATTTTTCTATTAAATAACGGTATTCAATCGCTTGTTTATAGGTAAGCCCAACCAATATAAAGTCATCGACATATCTTACATATTTTTTAGCTTTCAGAGCCCGCTTAATATAATGATCAAGTTGATCTAAATAAATAAGCCCGTACAATTGTGATAATACATTGCCGACATAAAGACCTAGCCCCTCGGCAGAAACAAACTGCATCATTAAATCTAATAGCCAACTATCTTTTATTTTTCGGTTTAGCCGGTCGCGTAATATGGCGTGGTTTATCCGATAATAATATTTCCTGATATCGAGCTGGATATAATAAGCTTCAGGGTTAGAAGCCCGCATAAATTTTTGTAGTTGGGCGCTTGCCCTATGAGTCCCTTTCCCTTTGCGGCAACCGTAGCTATCAAAAATAAAACTGCGGTCAAAAACATCATAAACAAGCTCATAGATAGTATGCTGTACAATGCTATCTCTAAACGTTGGAGCTACAATAAGCCGTTCTTTGGGCTCGTAAATCATAAACTGCCGATATCCTGATGGTGCATAAGTTCCCTCGGCAATCTCCCTGGACAAGGTTTGTAAATGTCGGCCAAGGTCTTTCTCGAATTCATACACAGCTT